ACAAAAGTGTTGCTCCACCAAGAGAAAAACCTTCTTGTGCCTATCCAGCGTTCTTTAGGGTCTTTAGTATCAGGATAAGCCGCCGTGTTATTTCCCCAGAATCTAAATCCCTTAAAATTGAGAGCTGTAACTACACCAATAGCGTTTAGTGAGTTAGCTTCTGTCATATCAAAATATACTTCTGTTCCATCCGAAAGAACTAAGGCTTCGATCTCAGCTGGCTTATTAGATGGTGTGACATTAGGAATAAATCCATTCTCACCATCAGTCTTACAAGCCATTGCTGCATAATATGCAGATGCATACATCTTTTTGCCTCTTACCTTAACCATCGGATACAGGCATATTGTACGGCTTCCGCTGAACCCGCTGTCATTCTTTACCTTCTTAACATCAGCAATTTTTACAGCCTTCTTTGCATCAATATCTACAACACATTCACAGCTGAACGCACCACTAATGTTTTTACACTTTTCATTAAGTGCAACTCCTACTTCCGGAATCTGTGAGTAACCCGGCGCAAGCAACAACCCCGGAATAACTCCAAATCTTGTAAATACCTCTTTTATAAGTTCAAATCCTGTATCTTTACCTGTAGCCACATTATGACTGCCTATTACATCTTTAGCGGAAACCTTGCTTGCATCTATCACTTTACCGGTCATTGCAAGAGTGGTGTCGCTCACATCGCCTGTAATAGTTACTACAAGATACCCCTCATCGTTAAATGAAAGAAGATACTTGTCGTTTGTAAGATTGCCAACTCTTAGACCTTCAAGAAGGATTCCCTTCTTGGTAGATACGGCCTGCTTATCCTTTATGGTAAGAGTTTCACTATAAGCAGATGTATGGGTTTCCGGATTAAGAACGTTAACCAATACCACAGGCGCGGTTCTTGCAACCTTGAAAAAGGCATCCATAGCCTGACAAAGACTATAGTTTTCGTAATCATCTGAATACCCTAGCGCATCTTTTGCTTCGTCAAACGTTCTGCACAAAAAAGGCTTATTTACAGCTTCTTTTGGTGCATTAGTCAAGTTGACCGGAGCAGTTCCAAATACAATTGCCACTCCTCCAAGGTTTTCAGCCGGAAGAGGCAGCTTTGTACTTACTTCTCTCGTGCCAACACCATGTTTGTACTCCATATTATTAATCCTCCTTTTTTATTTCAGCTTTCACTCTTGCATATATTGTATTAGCAGAGCTTCCAGCTTTATTTAATTCTTTTACCTTTTCAACCATCCCGCTCACAGGCACAAAAAGACTTGAAAGAATTGGCAGTGTTTCAATCTTTTCATTTACTGCTTCTGGCAGAACTCCACCTTCAAATACTGTAGAACCGGCTACTACATTGGGAATGTCCGGACCTAAATAGATCACATTTTCTTTTACGGCTTCCTTTTTTGCATCCTGCTTTTCTGGATTCTCATTTGCAGGAACATCAAGAATTGTACTTTCATCTTTTTTACTCAACTTAATTCATCCTCCCTTCTTATTGACGGAATATAAAAACTCATCTCACAGGCCCCCCAATAATATGGATATGTTTCTGTATCCATAACCGTCCACTTAAAATCTCCTGTAAAAGAAGTCTTTTTAAGTGCGGGTTTCTTTGAGAATCTATCCTGTATTTTGTAAATAACGTCTATAACATTTTTATGCCCCTGATTAGCACTGTCATGGTCGCATATACCTACTACCAGAGTTACATCCACTATATTAAAGCTGTCTCCCCTTACCTTTTGTTCGCCATCATTTAAGTGAACTATAATATACGGTATAGGCTCAGTTTCTTCATCGTTTTGAAGCAACGGAGTATTTTGTGCAAAAATATTTATCCCTACACTTTTACCCAGTGGATTATTAAACCTTAAGCCAGCAAACATAATCTTAAGCTCTTCTATAAGCTCTTCCTGTAATATCAATGGGTTCATAGTTTCAAATACCTCTCTATTCCCTTGGCAACCTCCGAGGCTAATAATGCCTCGGTCTTTGGAGATACTTTAGCCATTACTCCTTTTTCGTAACCTAGCATTGCTGGCGTAGAGATAGAATAAAGGTTCCTTATTGCCTCCTTTTTACTGTTGCCCTCCATTTTTTTGCCTGGAACTCTTTGTGCAAGTGCAATATGGTTACTTTTATACTTCACCACAAATGCCCTGTATTTGTCTCTTCCCGCATTTGGCTTAAGCATAAGCGCAACAGGGGAGTTAGCCCTAAGAACATTCGCCTTGTGTCCAGATGGTGGTCTATCGCCCGGACTGTATCTTCTGGATGTCACATTAAAATCATATAAATCATTGGCATGACCGCTTGATATTATATGTGCTACGGGACTGCTTATTTTTGCCCCCGTCATTTTAAGCCCTTTTTTTACCTGACCCATTCTTTTAATGTGGTATCTGTTTTCTGCTTCTTCAGGCAGCCAAGTTTTGACCTGCCTTGCTGTGCGATTGACGGCTGTTTTTAATATGCTGTTTAGCTTACTTTTGGGGATATTCAAGTCCCTTATAACATGGCTAAGCTCCTCTGTATCAACTTCAAAATAAATCATGCCTTGTTCATCTCCAAATTAATACTGTATATGCCACTTTCATTCACTGCATCGCATATTATATATGGTTTCCCATCAAATATAAGCGTTCTTCCAATAGCAGGCAAAGCTCCAAAGTCTTCAGCTCTAACGTAAATAAGCATGTCTTTTATTCCTACCTGATCCACATAAAACTTTGACCTGAACTTATACTTTACCCTTCGCGCCATTAGCTCGTTGTTGTCAACAATACACAGCATGTTCCTGCCATCTATAATATGTTCTTCTGAAAATTCAAGCGCATTCATGAATACATTTTTGGTGTCTGCTGCTATTTGTTCCTTAAATGTCATATCCGTTTCCTTATTCCCAGATTGCAGTTCCTGCATTTAACCAGGCTTCTGTCATTTCAGTATTGTCTACAGGCAGTTCTTCCTGTGGTAAATACATCCTTCCATTGTACAGAATGTGGGTTATAGCCTTTAGAACTTGATTTGTCACCTTCTCCTTGGATTCTACCGAAACAACTTCTTCTATGCTTTCATCTTCTGCACTATTTTCTTCTACAGGAACAGGCTCTGATGCCTGTTCCTTAAGGTTTTTTCTTCCAACTGTTGCCATATACCCTCCTTATCCTAAAAGCTTTATACGAATATCTGCTGCCTTTACAGGAGATGTCTCTGCTGCATAGCCCGCAGGTGTATTGCTTCCTGCTGTAGCAGTGATTCCATCTTCTGCAAAATACACAGGTGCTCCCAGTTTGATTTCTGTCTGGTCTTTCTTTTTGATGATGTAAACACCTACAACATGAACTGTACCCTTTTCCTTAGGATTAATTGCGTATGCAGCAACGCCTATCCTAGTCTTAAAGTCTACAATCTCGCCTGCCTCAATAACCTTTGTACCCTCATTTACATAATCAAGGGTTTCACCTTTCTGCCAAAATTCTGCTTTCATGTTCTACCTCCTTATGCTCCGAGTGGGTTATCAATAACCACACCAGGATTCTTAATAGCACCTCTAAAATCCATAACACTGATACCCCAGTCAAGATAGATATCCCAGATAAAACCAAGTGTGCCTGGAACCTCTGACCTTCTGATGGTTGGAACTTCCTGACCGTTAAGATAATCAACCTGAATAAAGTCGGTATCATCATGCGCACCAAGCAGGAACCAAGGCATTGCCTTCCCGAATCCGCCTGAAAGTACGTTGATTGTAGGGTCTTCTATGATTTCAATCTGACTAGCATACCTATACAGTGGGTTTGCAGCCTGAGTATTTCCTGTGGTGTTGATAGTTGGGCTGTTAAACAATGTATAAATTTCAAATGACATACCTACAGGTACCACAATCTTTGCAGGCCTTATTATAATTGCCTCGCCAAATTCATTTTTCTGAGCCTGTAATGCAAGTATCATTGCCTGCATTGATTCCTTAGTTATGCCTGTTCCAGTAGTAACGAGGTTGCCATGTGCTTTACTGAAAAGCACTGTACCATCATAAACGGCAGGGTTATTCACAAGGATTTCATAAACCTGTGTATTGATTGTTTTTCTTGCAGATGCTGCATACCTTGCAGGCATCTTTGTAATAAGGTCTATATCATCGTTGATAAATGCCTGTCTGGTCAGGGTGAACTGTCTGCCGTAAGTTTCAAGTTTTCTTGTAGGAAGCTTAACATCCTTATAAGAATCATGCTTAAGTTCTCCGTTTTCAGGTACTCTCATAAATTCCCCTACAGGACCTGCAAGGTAATTATTGTTGGCAATCTTAAAATCCTTAAGTGTTCCCTTCTTTGTGATTCTGTCAAATGTAACCGCAACCTTCTTATGTCCCTCTACGTATGCCTTATTGATTGCATTATCAAGCATTGCAGGGAATGCTGATGTCGGATTAAAGAACTGTCTCTGTGCAATATTGAAAATCTCGTCAGATGACATCCTTGAAAGATTGCCATTCTCCGTATCTTTCATACATTCAATTGCAAAATCCCTAAGAGACATATGTCTTAACTCATTTGCTCCCTCAGCAGGGTGATCAAGTTCAAAGCCCGCTCTCATCAAAAGAGCATCGGATGCAGCGTTTCTATACTTGTCTCCCTCATCCTCGGTCACTGTAACCTTTGTCGAGATTGGGGATCCGTTTTTCCTTACCTCATCAAGGATAAAACTTCTTACGCTGTCAATGCTGTCTCCTGCCTCAATAAACTTCTTCTCATTTTCACAAGACACATGGAACTCTCTGCATAGTGCTGAAATATCCGCACACCTCTGTCTTTCTGCCTGTCTCTCCGCCTTCTTTTCGGCTTCGCTAATCTGTGGCCCAGGCTTTGCTTTGAGTTCGTCAATCTGTCTCTGCAAATCGTCAAACTCTCTCTGCTCTTCTGCTGTAAGCTCTCTTGAAGCTGCCTTTGCACCGTCAATAAGAGCCTGCTGCCTTGCAATTAGTTCTGCTAAATTCATTACTCGTTACCTCCTGTTATAAAGTTGTTATTTATCTGAAGCTGTTTCTCATAATAAGAAATGCCCACTTCCTTTTTACCTTTGACCTCTGACATATCCCTACCCACGCCTACGGTTGAATCAGCGGGAATGCTAACTATAGATATCTCATAAGGCATCCACTTTGTCGCTATATCGCAAGGGCCTGTAAATCTTCCATCCTCAGATGTATTATTAACTTTTACTTCCTCCCACTGCTTAACCTGATATCCTACAGATACGCCCTTGAGGCTTCCTCCTGTTACCTTATCTAGTATGGTCCGTGACTCTTCATCGGTATCAAATTCAACCTCTGCCATACCTCTATTGTTCTCAATCCAAGCCTTTGTGACCTTGCCTATTACCTTATCCCTATTGTGGTTATAAAGAAGCACTCCAATCGAGTTAAGCCTTGTGAGGTCTACTGCCTGATCATCGTGAGACAGAATCTCCATCCCAAACCATCTTTCGTAAGGCTCTTCTGATGAGAAGGAAAGTGTGAATTTTCTTTCGTTTCCCTCACCCTCTATCTGCCTTATCTCAGCTCCTAAGCATCCTCTTGTTAAATTCCCTGTTTTACTTTCCACTTTCTTCCTCCGTTTCCTCAGATACTACAACATCACCATATAATACTGCTGACATATCCACGCCTTTTTCTTTTCCATATGCAATAACCTCAGCCATATCGTCTATCTGGTCTTGCCAGTCCCGTCCATTCTCTGCCGATATTTGCTTAAATGTCTTTTGCCCTGTCTTAATTGCTATCATATTAGCCTCAGATTCCTTCTTAGGATCTATCCAAGGTTTTGGCTCCTGAATCCATTCATGTGCAAGATACAAATCTTTGTTATCCCAAAAATCTTTAATCTCTAGCTTCCCACATAGAACCGCAGATATGACAAAGGTTTCATAAATCTCATCAAGAATTTCACATAAAAGTTCCTTTTCCTCACTATATGTAAGCTCATCCTCTATAAGCCCCTGTCTTGCAGATGAATAAGTGGCCTCCGCCATATCCCTGCTTACAGATTCATAGCTTATACCCTGTCCTGAACCTATAAGCCTCTGCTGTAATTTG